CGAGATCGTCGTGTTGCTGCTGAAGCCGGTGAGCCAGACCGTCTTGCCGTCATCCCAGCTTGTCGTGCCGTCATCCCAGACCGTGGGAAGCGGCGGCGTATGAGCATCGAGAATACCGATCTCCGCGGCGCCAGGAGCCTCCGGGGCCGCCGTGTCCCAGGTCGTGGCGCCGTAATCCCAGACCGTCGCACCATAGTCCCAGTTGGTGGGAACCGACGCCAGCGAGGGCACCGGCGGCTCTGCCCGCACTGTGACAAAGCCATGCGGCACACGCTTGCTGCGCGGAGCGCGCAGGTTGAGCCGTGGTGCGCGGACCATTCAGAAGCGTCCCGCATCCATGATGGTGATCTTGAAGTCGGTCACATCGACGCGGCCGGGAAGCGTCAGATCGGCCACCGTCATGCTGATCTTGGTCTGCGGCGTGCCGATGACACCGAGGGTCGATGCCATCAGCGTCGGCGGCGCGTCCACGGGCAGGCGCGTCAGCGTCACCTGGGCCGCCCCGCCGTAGATCGTGTCGATGGTCATCTGACAGTTCCATGTGCGGGTGTTCGGATCGAGCCGGCTGCCATACTGCACGATGTCAGCGACACCCGGCGTCTGCCCGACCTGGGTTTGCAGCACGACATCACGGGTCGGCTGCGTCCGCTCGCCCAGCACCTCGGTAGCCCAGGGAGTGCCGAGTGTCATGTCAGCGAACCATTCGCCGTAATTCAGCCGCAGCCGATACATCACGTAGAGCGCGACCGCTTCCGGCTGGTCGTGATAGAGATCGCTTTGCCCGGCGCCACCGAACAGCATGTCGCCGGTTTCATCGATGCGACGAATTCTCATCGGCGCAACCACTTGGTGATGACGCTCTGCACTGCTCTGCAGCCCCGGCACGGCCGGTAGGACGGCGCCACAGGCGGCTTGGTCGCCATCCGGTTGATCATCCCGAACCGCATGACCGGCGGCGTGCGCGGCGCGGCGGGCGGGCGCTGTTGTGGCATCATCCTGTCGTCCAGGTTGGCGAGCCACCACCGATCACCGCGCCGCACGCCGTGCTATCGCCAACGCGCGCCACCGCGCGCCCATCGACCTTCGCGACAGAGGACCCGGTGGCTATCGGATTGGTGCCGTGGCCAGGACGCGGGCAGGCATACATATCGCCGACGCGCGCGCAGGCGAGGCCATCGACGTGACGGGTCGATGAACCGCTGACGATGTTTCCGCCATGATCACCCGGATCACCAATGCGCGCGACACGCGGCATCTACGCCCCACTCGTGAAGTTGCCGGATTTCACGTCGACATTCGGCGCGCTGATGCTGACCTTGTTGGTCGCGTGCAGATTGATCGTCTTCGCCAACACCGTGACCTCCTCGCTCTTACCGTCGACAAACACCACCGATTCGCTGGCGCCGCTGGCGTAAAGCGTGATGGCGTTGTTCTTGCCGTCCACCTGCACCAGCGTCTTCTTGTCGTCGCTGCGAAGCTGCGTCGTGCCGGTATCCACCGGCGGATTGAGCACACGCGGCGTGCTGCGCATTCCGACATGGCAGATCGCATCGTTGATGTCGTGCATGCGCCAGTCGCTCGGCTTCTGCACATTGCCCAACTGATGCCAGAAATCGATCGAGCGTTCCTGGAACACCAGCATGCATTCATCGCCAGCGGTGACCGGGAAGGTCAGCGTATGACCGCCGCCGCCAGGGAAAGCCACCGGCACGTCCGGCAGATGCGCGATGGTCACGTTCTGCGTGGTGCCGTCCTTCATCGTGCGAATGCCCTGCAACGCGGGCTGCACCACCGCCGTCATCTTGCCGGCGTCGAATGACACGATGATGCCCGGCATCGCGGTGTGGAGCGCGGCCTGTCTGCCGTCGAGCAGGCTATACGTTGTCTCCAGATGATCGCTCGACACCTGTCGTGCGTCGAGCTTACCGGCGGTTTTGACCGGCAGTCGCGTTGCCGTGACCGTGACCTCCGGCAGGGTGGTCGAGGTGCTCATCTACGGCACCGTCACGTAATAGACATGCGACAGGTAGCCGAGATTATCGAACGTCGGCACCGCATCCGGCGTGCCGTCCGATCGCACCCAGAGTTGGCCGGGAAATCCCAGATAGCCGAACTGCGCCATCAGGTCCGCGCCGGTCACCAGCGGGATGCCGCAGATAATCGGATTGCCGAGATAATCATTGAGGTCGAGCACCCAGCCGCCGCCACCGGCCGCAACGGCATCGCGATACTGAAACAGGAACTGATAGGTATTCCCGGCCAGCGTCATGGTGAAGCGCTGCGGTGTGCCCGACAGCGGCAATTCCCACACCGTCGTCATCGCGGTTGCTGCACCGGGGTCGGGAACAGGCCAAACCCGCCCCACGAGTTGAATGGTTTCGGCTGCTGTGAGCCGCTATCGGTCGGCGGCTGTGTGGTCTGCGGGATCGCCTGATCCTTCTGCGCCGGCGCGTTGACGTTGCCGATATTGACGATGACCACTTCCTGCATGTGGCATTCGATGATCAGCGCATATTCGGTGTGATGATCGTTGCTGACCGATAACTCGGTGATCACCATCTGCCCGGTCGGCAGCGCCCCGGATGGCCCGGTCAGCGCGTTGATCTGCGACACCAGCCCGGCAAGCCCGCCGCTCGAGCTGTTGCTGCTGCTGCCGTAGGTCCGCTTGCCGCAGGTCAGGGTGAACGGTTTGCGCGATGCCTGTAGCGCCAGCAGCTTGTTGTAGATCGTCGTGGCGCGCGATTCGGTCAGCGATCCGAGCGCTTCGCTGATCGACCCGCTCATGATGCCTTCGACGATCCCGCCGACCGGGTTAGCGTTGGTCCAGCCGCACTTCATCACCACGGTGCGCGGCAGCAGATACATATGATCCGATATCTGCGACCCGGTCGCCACGGGGTGCAGAGTTACCACGGCGCGATCGGAGAAGTGCTCCTCGATGGTGACGTCGGGGATGATCGTGCCGATGCTGCGCGGTTGGCGGATGAACGCCGGGATCAGGCCCAGTGATGACAGTGCCTGCCCGCCGACCCCGGCGAGAGCGGTCAGTCCGGTGAGCGCGCCGCTCATCGCAGAATGCCCGCCGCGCTGCGCACCAGCGTCTCGTTGACCCGCCCCTGCGCGCTGGCCACGCGCGCGGCCGTCGCGGCGGCGTCAGGCCCGGGCGCAACCTGCACGGTGGTCGACTGCTGCACCGTCACGTTCCTGCCTCCAGCGGCCGCCCCAGCGGCACTGGCACCCGCGCCCGGCGGCATCAGCGCGCCGGGTCGCGTCACGCGATCGATCTCGGCGGCAGCGCCGGGATTGTTGAGGCTGAATTGCTTCAGCCGATCGCTCATACTCGGCGTAGCAGCCACTTGGCGCGTGCTGTTCAGAGCGGCTGCCATTTCCGCTGCTGAGATCGTGGCGCGCTGCGGCGGATAGCTGCTCTGGCCGGTGTCAGGATTGGCGACCGAAGCCCATTCCTTCGACGCCGCCAATATCGCGGCATGCAGGTCGTTGCTCTTGCCGCTGAGATAGTCGCGTATCGCCGGCCGTTTCGAGCCGGCGAGGAAGTCGCTGAAGATGCGATCCTGCATCCCGCGATCGAATTTCTCGGTGCCCTTGAGGTGCATCGATGCGACGGCTTCTTTGAGCGTGCTGGCGATGATCTGGTAGCGACCGGCGGCGTTGTAGCGATGCGCCGCCTGATCCGCCATCACCTCGGCAACCGTCTTGTTCTCCAGATCCTCGGTGCCGGAGGCGTTGCCACCCGCCGCGCCACGATTGACCGCGTTGTAGCCAGCGCCTCCAGCCTCACCGCGCGCCAGCAACGTCGCTAATGGCGAAGCACCGATATCGGCGCCGAGATTGAGCCCCAACGCCGGCACCCCTGGCGACGGCGCTGCCCCCGCGGCGGGTTTGCCCCCGAACAGTCCCTTGATCCATTCCTGGAATTGCTGGTAGCCCTGCTCATGGAGTTTCTTGACCTCGTCGGCATGACCAGCGCCAAAGATCGTGTCCTCGAGCTTGTCTGAGGCGGCGTCCAGCTCGCCCTTGAGCCAGTCGGTGATCATCACCGCCAGACCAACGCCAAGCGCCGAACGAAGCAGCCCCGCGCCAGCGCCAGCGGCAGCACCCGCTGCGGCGCCAGCAGCGCCAGCAGCACCAGCCGCGCCAGCGGCGCCCGCGACGAGCGGCGCTGCCCGCAGCAGCCCGAAGAACCGCAGCACACTGCTGCCGATCGTCAGGCCAGCGATCGTGACCAGCGCGGCGGCTATCATGTCCAGCGAGTGCGCGACGCCGAAGAACGCATCAGACTGCGCGGAGAGCTTGTCCAGCCAACCCCAGTCGAACGATGACTTGCCCCCCGATTCGTAGGCGGCATAGTCCTGCATCAGTCCGATCAGCACCGCCATCAGGTCGATGAAGCGACCGAGCGGCGATGCCAGCAGCGCAAGACCGAACGCCTCGATCGCCAGCTTGGCGCCATCCAGGCTTGGTGCGAGCTTGTTGATCCATTCGAACAGCGCCGCGAAGCCGTCCACCAGATGACCGAACACATCGATCACCTGAACCGCTATGTCGGCCACCAGCACCAGCGCCTTGGCGAAGCCGTCGAACAGCTTGTTGATCTGCGGCAGATGCTTTTCGATGATGTCGAACAGCCGCTGCAACACCGGCGCCATCAGGGTGTTGAAGGTGCCGGCGAACGACGTCTTCAGGGCATCGAACTGCGCCCCCAACTGCCGGAACTTGTTCTGCACCTCATACCCGGCGGCGGCATAGGCTTGCAGCGCATCCTTGTTCAATCCGATACTGAGCCGAATATCCTCCTGTAGTTTGACGAACCGCTCCCATTCGCCGCTGCTCAGCGCCAGCATGAGGTTCTTCGTCATGCCGGGAATGGACTGTGCCCACGCCAGCGCGTAGGCGAACTGCTGCCGCTGCGCCGCGGTGCCGTGCTGGAACTCGCGCGTTCCGCCCATCCTGCGGAAGCTCTCGCCCAATTGCTCGAATTGCCCGACGGTATCTTCCGCCGTGACACCGAGCATGCGCAGGAAGGAATTGGCGGCCGGCCCCGTGCGCTGGGTCCAGTCGCTGAACTGCTCCAGGGATTGCGTCGCCTCCCCCGAGGTCATCCCGAGGTTCGACATCGCGAAGCTGAAATCCTGGATGCTCTGGACCGACGAGCCCAGACGCTGGCTCATCCAGTAGAACTTCTCAGCGGCATCGGACAACGCCGCCGACAGCGCGAAGATGCCGGTGACCAGACCGGCAATCTCGACCGCCAGCCCTTTGGTGCCGAGCGCGGCGCGCTTCAGACCTTCGAGGAAGTTGTTCTGGCTGGCGGTATCGACGCCATACTTAATCGATACAAGGAACGATTGGAGGGTCTCTGACATCAGCTTGGCATGTTCGTCAGGACCGGCACCGCAGCCGTCGTGGTGATCTCGGTATACCAGGGATTGCCCCGGGTATCGCCGGTGTGTTCAACGGTCCAGGCTTGGTACTGCCCGTCGCACTGCTTCATCCACGTGCTGGCGATTTCCGCTTTGCCGACCTCGCCCGCTATGCCGGCCGGCGGGGTGCCACCCGGGCCTTGCGTCAATAGCCGCTGCACGATGTCGCCCTGATTGATCTGTACCAGCGATCCCGGCGCGATCGAAGGGTTCAACAGCATCCGGACCGACACGCCGCCATCCATGTTCAGGTGCGGAATGCCCACCATGCCGGTCTGCGAATTCACCACCACAACCGGGCTTCTCGGTGGGTCGGATGGCTTCACGATGTTGACCTTGCCGGCGCCGTCGATGTGGAAGAACGCCCCGAAGCTCTGCGATACATCCCGCAGCACATCGGGCGGGCGGCCATAGATCGTGCGGCCACGCGGCGCCTTAGTATCGTCCATACCCTGGGTCAGCACGCCCAGCGCGACCGCCTGCCCCTGCAATCCCGGCACCAGGGCCATCGCATCGACGCACGCCTGAACTACCTCTTTCTGCGTGTGACCAGCCGGCAGGTAGGTGTTGACCATCGACCAGTTGTGTTGCTGATCGAAGCTGTTGGCGTAGATACGCATGAAAGTATCGGTCGCGTTCTCCCGCCCCTTTTCGAACCAGATCACGTTGCCGCTGAACAACATGCTGCCGCCCGGCTTGTAGCCTTGCGGCAGAGTCGCCGCCTTGGTGTCGGATCGCTCACCGACGGGCAAACCCTGGGCATCGTGGGTGATCGTCACCGCGCTATCCTGCTTCGGCTGCGGCAGCATATAGCCAGCGGTCAGGGTGACGTTGGTGAACTGATCGGCGATCTTGGTCGCCAGCTCGTCGGGCACATTGTAGACGGTCGCCACCAGTTTCCACGGCATTGATCCGGTGGTCTGCGTCACCTGGAAGGTGATCCGAAAGTCGGACAGATCGAGTGTCGCGCCGCCCTGTGAGGCGGTGTTCGCATCGCTGCCGACGCCGATGACAGCCTGACCGCTATCACTGGTTAGTCCCGGCCCATCCGTGCCGATCGTCAGGTTCCACGTGCGCAGCCACAGATTCTGCGTGGCGGTGGCGCCGCTCATCACCTGCGCTCCATCATCGCGTGCCAGCGCCGCTCGTTCTCCGCTTCCACGTCCAACGCATGATTGGCGCGCGCTACGTATTCCAGATCGATCGAGCCGTCGATCAGGCTCTCCATCTTATACATGCCGCGCAGCACGGGTCGCATTACATACCAGTCCTCATAGGTCACCCATTCAACGGCGGCGCTGGACTCTCCGCCGGGGGACCATTCACGGGACTGCTGGTAGAGAAAAAACCCCCGAGGTTGTCCTGGATGACGTGCACGGTGATTTCCAGCATCGAGCCAAGATCGATGTCATCGAACATGAACTGGCTGCTCCGCGGCTCAAAGATCGGCGCCCAGACCCCGCTGCCGTTCGAGCCCTGTTGGCGCTGCACCACGGCCATGCAGGTCTTGGTCACGAAGTCCAGCTCGTCATCGCTCATCGAATGCAGCACCTTCATGAGCAACGCGAAGCCGGCTATGAGATCGGATGTATCGCCGGCCGTCGCCGCTTCCGCGATCGCGGTCCGCAATTCCAGCAGCGCAGGCCCGACCCGTTTCAACACATGCATCTGCTTGAACGTGTCGAGCTTGCGGGCGCGATACGCGCGATCGCGATGGATGAATTCCAGCATGGATCAACTCGCCTATGTGTTCGCTGTGCCGTCGCCGAGGACGCCATCGACCCGGCCGGCATCGAACACCCATTCCTGCACCCCGCCGTCCTTGGCGTAGTTGACGTTCGGCCAGCGTTTGAAGGCGCATTGCGAACAGGTGATCTGATCACCGCGCGCCGGATCGGAGATCACGATGGTATTGTTGCCCCACAGCGCGGACGACACCCTCTGCAGGTCCAGCATAATCGACAATTGGGCGTTGGTGCCTGAGGTCTTCAGGAACCGCACCGTGACCGTGCCGCCATTGCCAGCATGCAGGTTGTGCATGACACAGCCATCGGCGCCGATGGTCATGGTATTCTTATCCTCGACCATCGCGATCGAGATGCCTTCCTCAGCGTTGCACGAGCCGTAGCCGAGGGAGAAAGCGCCCCCGACGCCAACGATCGTTGCAGCCACGTCCATAAAACTGTAAGTCGGCACAGCTTGCTCCTTTCACTACATCGGGCGATGACTGACTGACGACGCTCAGCGGTTGACGTTGACAATCACGTCGCTGAAGTGGACAGCGCCGGCCAGCTTCATGGCGCACTGGATCGTCGGCGCGATGCGCTGCTCTCTGATCGTCTGAGGCTGACTGGCGACCAGCGGCGCATAGACGTAAAAGCCGAGCGGCAGCGCATCGCCGAAATGGAGCTGCCCAAAGCCAGGGGCATTCCACTGCCCCGGCGCGATCAACCCGTTGGTCACGCCCTGGATCAAACTGTTGGTGACCGTGGCGACCAGAATATGCACACCGGCGTCGGTCTGCGGTATCTTGGTCGGCGCCTGATACAGCACGTTGAACACGTCCGTCTGAATCCGGTTAGCTTGCCAATCCATTCCGTGGCGCTCATCGAAGAAGTAGCCGCCGGCCATGACGCCCTGTTGGATGATCGCGGCGCCGTTGCTGTAGAACACGAACACGTTGCAGTTCTTCGCGTTCAGCGTCTGCGCCTGGGTCTCGGTCAGTATCTCGCCCGTGACACCCGGCTCCTGCTTGAACTTGAGCGTTATTGTCGTGTTGCTTGCTTCGAAGTCGACGGTGAACGCGCGGGCATACATGCTGGCGACGGCGTAGGGGCTGCTGCTGCTGTATTGGCCGAACGTGCGTTGCAGCACCATGCTCTTGAGAGACGAGGACAGATCGGTGGTGACCGTCGG